CTGTATCATCGTCCTCAGAATATTCAGGACGTCTTACAGTTAGCTTGCCAATAAAGTTTTCATAAATAGAAGAAAAAGCATTTTTTATATTGAGCATCTTAACTAAATGCCCTTTAAAGAATACATCTATTAATAAACCAATTTTATCAATATCAGCCCATTCACCTTCTGGTTCAGGAATTGGTTTTTCCATTTCCCAAGCTTTGATTAATTCGCCAAAACTTTTTTGATCAGTCATAGCATCCGTAGAATTTTGGGTGGGCTTAATTCCCAAACTTGTCATAATTTCTTGACAGGATTTAATAGCATCTTTAGGATCGCTGCCTTCTTTAGCTAATTGTCTTGCTCTCATATCTTGAATACATAATTGTTCAAATAATACTTCTTGTGCTTTAGCTTCAGCGGGATACCTTGAAACCCAATCTTCATAAGCACTTTCAAGCTGATACAGTTCTTCAGAAGAATAAGCCCCAAATCTTTTACGACCACGTTTAATTATCTCTTGGTCTTCATCAATAATTTCAATCTTATCTGGTCTTGATACAGAATATTTTTCTCCATATTCAGAATTCTCCCAAGTTTTACCTTTATATGCAGGAAGACTACAAATCTGAGACATATATCTCTGAAAAGGTAACATCTTAGATTTACCAAAATCATTTGACTCTTCATTATTATATGAATTAACACAACTGATATATAAACTTTCGATAAAAGGCTTATCCATTTTCCGTAATACTCTTTGAACAGATAATTTAGTTTCTCTGGGCGGGTCTGTAGGTTTTTCTATATTTTCAGCGTCTCTAAAAATACATTCTTTACATACAGGATAATATCCATGTATTGTATTCCCATCTGCATAAAAGTTCTCTTTTTTAGCTGTTTTTAATCGCCCACAAGAAGGACAAACTAAATCATCACATTTTGTAATTCTTGTATAGCGTTCTGCAAGTGCGTTATATTCGTTTCGCAAATCGCTAATCTTCATTTTCTTTACATCGTCTGGCTTTTTAACCTCACGAATATAAGCCATGCAATCACCTTCCTTTTCATCTATTTTATCCAATTAACATTTACATAAAAATTGCGTGGGGGAGGATTTGAACCTCCGTTCTCCAGTTTATGAGACTGGTGAGTTACCGAACTTCTCTACCCCGCATATACAAAAGAGAGATACGCTTGCACGTATCTCTCACTAATTAAAGAATAATTTTATATGATTCATTATGACCATAAACACTATGAAAACCAAAGATTTTAACCGCAGGTTTATTACCTTTAAAAATAGTATCTGCATAAGGATCACAACCTATAAAACTAGGACACATCAAAACCTCTGTATCATGGCATACACCTTCATATCCAGAAATTTCTTTTGCAGTATGACAGTGCCCAACAATGAGGTAATCAACAACTTCATTATTTTTTGCAGATATATCCTTTAACGCCATTTCAAAATTTTTAATCTGATGTCCATGCATCGCAATTACATTATATCCATTAATATCAATTTTAGTAAACCATTCACCTGCTTCAGGTGTGCGTACATGAATTCGTGGATTAGTGGCACACAAATCTTGAATATAATGTGCAATAATATATTCAATGTCTTCATCCATTAATTCATTAGGTTTTGTACCCAATACTCTAAGTTGGGAATGATTTGAGGAACCCACATGAATATAATTAATATTCGTATACTGAGAAAGCTTAGTTAAAAACGCCGCAATCGTTTTGGCAATAGTAACTACAGCCACTACCATGGATGAATCATTAATTTTTAAATCATTAATATGAATTAATCCTTGAACAGAGTCACCCAATCCAAGAATGAATAAATTTTCCACTTGATGTTCTTCTATAAAATTAATAATATCTACCGACAATAGATCAAATCTGTCTTGCATAATTTCAAGAGAATATTCATTAGTTAATGACTTGAATTTGGCACCCGCATGAATGTCTGCTAAACACAGTACATATGTTTCTTCATTATCTTCTTTTATTTGAAGTGCATTAAATTCAGGCACAGGAATAGTTTGAACGAGTGTATGAACTTGTTCATAAAATAACTCTCTACGTGCTTGTTCTCTATCAATCCTATTACGCTCAACATTTAAAGTTTGAATTTTAATTCTTTCTTTTCTTAATGCTTCAAGTTGCTTTTGAACTTCTGGATCATATTCGATATCTGGATTTGTCACCATTGCGCTAAACACATTATCATAATATTTTTTTGCGGTAGATAATTGTCGCCTATATGTATCAGCAGTTTTATATTGACTTTCATCTGTATATAACTGAGAGTTTACAATATCTCCAACCTCTTTCCATGACCCAATAAGACCATCACCTATATAATGTCCAATACGCCAAAGATATTGCTCCTCAGTTTCTTCGGGTAATTTATTTAATAATTTTTTATCCATAAACAATCCTCGTTAAAATATATCTACAAGTTCTATATCCTGTCCAATAATTTTATCTACAACGCCCAATTCCTTACCTTTGTTTGCGAAGAAATAATATTCTTTATCAAAAGTTTTATCATAAAAATCAGCATCTATTTTGGTTTGGGTTAAAATAGACTCTTTAATTCTTTCTTCCATAAGATCATTAAATGCCATGAAATCTTTTACTTTAGAGTTAGAATCTGCAATTGAAATCGTTCCATCGTGCTGAAGAAATACCGTATTTTCAAACGCCAATCTTTTGTGTCCATTAATATAGATATAATAAGCAGCTGATGCTACAAGCCCCATGCCAACCGTGCAAATAGGCGTTTTGGATTGTTTAATAATATCAATTAAAAATAATGTACTAAAAAGATCGCCCCCACAACTATGAATCAAAAGAGTAATGGGATGTCTCTTTTCAGGAAGAATATTTTTATCTTCATCGTTCCATCGTAAAATACGAATAGCGTAAGATTCAATTACACTATTATCAATATCTTTATTAATAATAAGAACCCGTCTATCCGTATAATATTTCATTAAATCATCGTATACTCCAGTCCCCATCTCTTCCATAACAGAGAATGTATTGTCCATTTCAGGTACTAATGTTAATTCTGCCATATACATTTTCTCCTTTTAATCCTTTAATATTTAATCAAACAAATCAGCAAACATTTTAGAAGTTTCACTACGAACATCTTCAGGAAGATACACACATGCAAATAATGGATTGCCTTTTAATTGTCCACACATCAGTAATAATGGATTAGATTCACTACTATCTAAAAGAGATTGCTTATAATCCCCAGAAAAATATATTTTGCTATTTTTCCCAATACGTGTACCAACCAATTTAATTTGCTTTTTTGTTAAATCTTCAGCTTCATCACAGAGTATAATGGTTTCATCATAAGTAGTGCCTTTCATATAATAAAGAACATTAGAATCTAACTTCCCTTCTTGAACAAGCTTTTCATATTCCCAAATACCCCCATCCATTTGTTGAATAAATGGCAATTGAAACATAGCTATCTTGTCAGAAATATCTCCGGGCAAAAAACCTATTTCTTTACCTTCACCCCATGCTTCACGCACACAAAGAATTTTTGCTTGCGTTCCTTTTTCACGAATACGATAAAGCCCCATTTTCATTGTTAAATGACTTTTACCACTACCCGGCTGCCCAAGAAGCGCCACGGTGGTAATATCGTCATTATTAAGTGCATCAAGTGCACATCTTTGCTCTGCGTTTTTTCCTTTTATATATTTACTATTAGGCAATTTAAGACCGACAAATTTTTTACCGTCAAATCTCATTTCGCTTTCCTGACCAGTTTCAGTATTTTTAATTATAGCGTATTCATTAATACACCATTCATCATATTTTTCAGGGGAAAGCATTATGTTAATATATTCAGTATCCCCTTCGATTCTTTTATAACCCTTATAAAATTCCAAAAGAATCCTCCTTTATATATAAATGGAGAATCGGCATAATACCGATTCCCCGCCAAAACATCATTGTTGTTCCAATTTATCTACACATTTTACACAATCTCCAACCAATTTACGATCTGGATTCGGATTAAAATTAATATAACTCATATCAATTCACCATTTATCAATACCAGAAAGGACGTTAATCTCTTTCTGAACAACATTATACCATTCGCCTAATTTCTCTTGTCTTTGCGTGCCATTCCCATATTGCTCAACAATAGATGGCTCACCAATAAGAAAACGAGACGCTATTTTATACACCCAATTTACTTTATTTTGTACATCTACGGGATTATAACCCGCTTTAGTTAATTTAATAAAACGTTCAGTACCATCAACGGCACCCTTGCCATACTTGCCCTTAAATACATCCATAACTACATCTGGCGTTACTCTCTTTTTATCATTAGCAATAACTATATTCTTAACAACAGGCTTAGTATCTTTTATTATTATTTTTTCAGAAGTTACTTGAGATTTAGAACCAGTTTTTATGACTTCATATTCAATTTCAAAAGCCACTTCGTCATTAACACACTCAAGAATACCATCCCATGGATAATTGTAATACATTCTCAAATGGCTCTCACCACGACCATACTTTTCATCATAATCACCAAGTTGTTTCTGATCGCCTTGTCTTCCACCTGTTGCGGTTCCTTTTTCATTTATACTAAATTCCATTAAAACATCAGGTTCAGAACTAAGACACATAGCTGTATGACACGCTTCGTTTAAATAAACATCACCCATTTGTGCAATATAAGACATTGAATGCCATTTAAAATTACCAGTACTTGTCATACATTTTCTCATATTGCCCGTATATGTAGCACCACCACAAGAAATTCCTGCGGCTTCAAATGCAGAAATAACGGCAGAAGAGCAATCACGATCTCCAGATTTAATAATATACTTATGACCATATATATCTATCGTTTCTGTCCCTTTACCCCAACGTCTGTCCATATCTTGTGTGTATCCATGATCTTTATGAGTACAAAGATGACGCATAAATAAGGCGGCAAGTTCTTTTTTATATACCCGATATACTCTCTTTTCTATAACAGGATTTTCATTATTTGAATGAGTTTCTTCCTTATTATAAAAAGGTACATACCAAACAGATTCATCTACATTACCACTAATACCGGGGATATGTGCTCTTGAAGTAAACTGCCATCCATCCATAGGATATTTTGGCTTATATTTCAATTCCTGTTTACCAGAATTTGTTCCATATACAGGAATCCATTTACGACACTCAAACCCTTTAAGAGGATCACGCCAAAATGCTTGCCCCGCATAAACACCAGAGTTATTACCGAATTCTTTTAACCATGCAGTTGCAATTTGTTTATTTAAATATCGTAAACTCCATTCTTCAAGATCAAGCCAATGTGAAAGAACATTATGTCCTTTTGTAAGTCTCTTTTCGTGTTCAATCTCACTTTTAATTTGATCAATATTTCCCGCATAAGAATATAAATATGTACCATAGGGAATGCCATATTTTTCACACTGCTCAACATTATATTCAAAGTATTTGTCATCCTGCCGATTAATATTATCCCCATATCCTGTACGTAAAATTACGCCGTCCACATGGTCTTTTACTCGTTTCCAATCAATCTTTCCTTGATGCTCAGACACATCAATAATTCTTTGTTCAGCCATAAGCATCCCCTTTCTTCATACTAAAAATGCCCACCACACCTATGACAGTGTGATGGGCTATATTCATTTCAATATTTAATTTTATACTGATAAATCGCCAAATTTATCATAACTGTATATTAGTTGGCGGCTTCCTTCAATGCCTTGCCGATCTTAACCGCCACCTTCTTCTTAGCAGGAATCTGAATTGTCTCACCAGTCATAGGATTGCGACCAGTTCTTGCGGCTACATCCTTAACAGTAATAGTCATACCATTTGTCATCTTCAGGTCTTCCTGTGCTTTAACACAATCAAAAATAACCTCTTCCATAGCATTCATAAATGCCTTGGTATCGACCTTAGTGAATCCCGACTTCTCTGCTACCTTTGCAATAAAATCCTGTTTGTTTACCATAATTTTTCTCCTTTACATCTACATTATCTTTTTGTTTCTTGTATCTAAAAGCTTATATGATATCATATAAACTTTCTTTCCATATATATTTATTTTATCATATTAAAAAAGTATTAATAAATATGGATTTTTTAAACATTAAAAAAACCAAGATGTTCATATAATATTTAATTTGAGCTTTTAAAACATAATAAAAATTGTTCAGGTGAAAGTGTATAAAGTACCTTTAACAACAAAGAACGATTGTTATTCATTCTACTACTAACTGATACTCGATTTCTTTTTAAATCTGAACTTATAATAAAAGCACGATCTATCAAATATGACATTAGTCCTTGATATTTTTTAGTCATACTGATTGTCTTTATATCCTCTATTAACTCATCAAAATCAGACCTTAACAACAATAATTCATCAGTGGAATCATCGTCCGCATTTTGTTGATATTGACCTAATTTAAAACTATACTTTTCAATTATTTTTTCTATTTTTTTACTGCGCCGAATTGGTAAATCCCTTTTATGTTTAATAAAAAACTTTTCCATAGGAATGTCACTCTGATAAGTTAATGTAGGATTAATATCTGCATTATACAAATAATTCATTGGACAATTTAATGCAGGATTAAACTTACCCTCTTTAACTTGACCACTGCCCATTCCTAAACGTTTATTATTATATTTCTGAATGGGTTTTAAAAACACAGGATATCCATTATCTTTTATATTTAAATCTCTTCTAATACGGTCTGTTTCTTCATCTAAATCAATGTCATAAGCACGTTTACTAGAATCAATATATATTTGTGCGAGAACAGACAAAATACATACATAGTCTTTATATTTTTGTTCAGGAAATGAATAAGAATAGGAGAGTGCTATCTGTGCTAAATTACTTGACAATCCAATTCCCATTTGGCTCGACATCAATTTATTATCTATATAAGATAAATCTAACGCACTAGTTGTATAATGAGTAGCATCTTTAGGAATATTATTTCTTATAGTAGGAAAAGCTGTCTGACAATATTCTGCATGTCGAACTATATCTGGATGATTTAATGTTAAAATTGTATCTGAATCCTGATCACTGCCATTATGTTTATCTTGAAAGTCTGTCCATCGCATATTAACTGCAATACAATTTTCCCCTAAATAAAAGTATTTTTTGATTCTCCAATCCAAATGATTTTTCATATAGCCCAAATTATTATCTGAATTAAATGGACTGCGAAAACACGCTAAATATTCACCATCTTTAAATCGCTCACTATAACATTCTATTGCCAAACCCGCTTGATTAAAAGTAGGATCAGACTCTGGATTTTCTCCAACAGCAAACAACAATTCTGCATAGGGGGAGCCAACAATTACCATATTATCCCCCTCATTAATAATACGTCCTGTTCTTGCCATTTTTGCATAAGTGTTAATAATTAACTTCCTACGTTCTCTAAAATAACTTGAATTAATAAAATCTGGATTGTGTTCAACTAAGGCTATCAGCACCTCATAATCATTTGAAAAATTTTGACCCTTCTTTAAATAATCCAAAAATGCCTGATTATTCGTTTTTAAATCATATATATAATCTTTAGTACATTGTATTACACTCTCCATTATTTCTTCAGACATACAATTCACATGTTGATAACTCATTTTTTGAACATTGCCTAATTTAGATTTTTTAGCAGTTTTTACAATGCCAAAATAATTATCATTATCTTCTTTAACTCGTTTACACCAATAATCATAATTAATTCTGTCATTAGTAAATTTTAACCATTTAAAAGCACTTTCATGGCAAATAATTTTTATATCTTTGGCATAATGTCTATTCCCAAAAACGTCCTCCAACTGCCATGTTTCATAATCTATATTATGGTCATTTGCCCAATCTTTTAAAAAGCCTTGTATGTCTGTATCAAAACAAGCCATTTTGCAAAAATGATTTCTTAGTAACAAAAAACCATTAGTCCAAGAAGGAACAATACTGTGATCAATTAATCCTTGTCCGTCAAACATAGAATTACCAATTTTAGCATTTTCTCGTTTTATTGCATGCACATGACCATCTTCACCCTTTTCAATACTTATAATATCCTTATGACAAAATGAATCAAAATCTTTTAATGTTAATATATCATGTGGATCAATTTTAATTTTTCCAATAATAGTACTCGTAGCCAAAGAAGAATAAGCTTCAGCTTCAACAACTAAAGGATTTTCATACTCATTTAAATCAATACCCATATAAAGATATTCTTTAGCTACATCATACAATTCTTCTCTAATAAAGTCTACAGTGCCCTTTTTAGCCTTGCCGGGTGTCCTAAACAGCCTTTTATAATGAATCATTTGTGGGTCTTTTCCCTTGCGAACGGATGGATAAGTAACATCCACACCCTCGGTATAAACTTTGTCTCTTGCTTCAGCACGATTATATCTTACATATTTGTCTTGATTAGCTTCAGCCTTTACTAACAATTCATTAAAGTATTGTATCTTTTGCTCTTTTTCTTCTTCAGTTAATTTATCATTCTTTTCAGTTTCTTTAATACATTTCTTTATATGTGCTTTTTCTTGTTCATAACTTCTTGTGCCATATTTAAAATCAAGAACAATAATATCTCTAGTCGAAGTATCTTTATACGATTCCAATCCATGCTTTTTCATATAATCTAAGAATAAACTATTACAAAGCATGGCGTCAGTCATATCCATATATTCACGAACACCCGCATTCTTTTCTAAAAGGCTTCCGACTACGATGTTTTTAATTTTTAAGCCATATTCACCCATTCATCTTCAGCCTCCTTTTCTTATAGTTTTTTTAATCTTTCAATACTATCTTTTAAATTCATTAAAAATACCTGTACATCAATCTCTTTTACATTTCTATTTAATGATATACGAATGGTGTTATTTATTTCTTTTTCTGTTAACCCAATTTCTTTTAATACTTTACTTGGTTTTTTTATTCCTGCATGACAAGCGCTTCCCGCCGATATTTGACAGTTACCGAATAAATCTAAATCAGTAATCAATTGTTCATTATTAATTCCATTTAATGTCACATTTATAATATTCGGTAAACCATTAATTGGACTATTAACTTTTGCTCCAAAATCCCGTACCAAAGAGTCCCACAACATATTACTACAAACCGTTATATTATTAGAATAATAATCAAAATTCCGATAAATACGATCAATAATTTCCCCCATCATAATAATAGAAGGGGCATCTTCAGTACCAGACCGTAAACCTTTTTCTTGACCACCACCATGCAGAAGAGGATCAATATCAATCCTTTCTCTTACATATAAAAAACCAATACCATGAGGTGTACCAAATTTATGCCCTGATACAGACATCATATCAATACCCATTTTCTGGACATCAATTTCCATATGAGTAAACGCTTGAACAGCATCGACATGGAGAATACCATTATATTTATGAACAATTTCACTGATTGCTTTAATATCATTAACTGATCCAAGTTCATTATTAGCCATCATAATTGATGTAAAAATTGGATGAAATTTAGTATCTTGAGTATAACGTATCCTCTCTTCTAGCGATTCTAAATCAAGTGTGCCATCATCGTGACATTTAACCATATTTACACTATTAGCAATTCTCATTTCATAAAGCCATACGGCAGGATTGGTAACTGAGGGGTGTTCAAGACTTGAAATAAAAAGTGATGGAGTAATACGCCGAAAATCAAGTTCTTTATCAGTCGTTAGAAAATGTGTATACTTTTCACAACAAAATCCTTTGATGGCAAGATTATTAGCTTCTGTGCCACCAGATGTAAAAATAATTTTATCACCTTCTCGACCATTAATATATTTTAAAATCCTTTTGCGCACATCTTCAATAGCTTGTCGTGTTTGCATAGAACCTTCAGAAATAGAAGAAGGATTCCACCAATATTGTTTACACAATTCAGCGTATCTTATTAACATTTCCTGCTCTGGCTCCATTGTAGCCGCATTATCAAAATAAACCGACATTTATTCACCATGCCTTTCTACATATCGTTTTCTGATTTTTTGAACCGTGGGTGTTAAATCGACAATTGTATCTTCCCAGTTGTCTTTTTCTTGAGACCACTTTCGATATATACGTGTCAGTGGAAGGGTATGAGGAAATTGTTCTTTACTAATTCGCTCCCAATAATCATCGGGATTTTGGATATTCATTTTCTTTATGCATTTTTTGCATACTGGTGTAATCCATCCATCAGTAGATGGAACATCAAGTTCACCACAACTAATACAGATATATTCACTACATACTGAGTAATTTTCAATTATTTCATGAATTTTACACTCAGACGGAACACCATTATCATACCAACGAAGCCCACCAAATTTTTCCTTGATTTGTGCAATACTATATTTATCTACGAAATCGTACTTCTCAAGTTCTTCCTGAATCTCTTCACAAAGCAGTTCACCAAATGCTTCACGCCAACCATTCGGCATAGCATCTAATTCAGTCCACGTATAATCGAAATCTTTAACTTTTTCCCCAGACCACCCATAATGTGGATAAAGCCAAGGATATTTTTCAATAAGGGATTTGTTTAATATCACAGAATTGTTTGAATAACTCTCCATTATTAATTACCTCTTGCATTCTTTCATCTATTACACTTCTCAAAAAACTAAATATCATATATTTATTAGGATTCCAAACATATTTTTGATTCCACTTATCAACGATAGGATAATGATTAGGATTAGGTTTGGTTTTCTCTTTTAGTGCCTTTAAATAAGTAATAGCAACTTCTTCAACATCGCTCATTATTTTCTCCTTCGTAATTTGATTATCCAAACCTGCCGCATTCCTTCTGAAACATCATCACACCAAGTAAATCTACGCCCAAAACAATATATTGCAATTTGTTCGCCTTTGGGTCTTATCTGATAATAACCAGATTCTAGACAAAAATCATATCCTTCTACTTTAACTTCAGTCCACGTCATCTTTAACCTCCAAAGTACACAAAACTTGATTCGGATCATATACAGATTTAAAACGCATATCTATATCTATATTACGATTCACAACCACTCTTCCCACTTCTCCATATCTTCCAAGCGCACTATAGGTATCTTCATAAAAATTAATTGTAATATCAGGTTCTGCAATAACCTTGGAAGTAAATATCTTATTATCCATTTTAAGTTTTAAATAAAAGGGATGCCCCTCATTTATATCTATAGCACTCATATCAAAATATGAAGTGCCACAATATGGACATGTGCTTAATTCTATATTATAAGGCGCCCCACAATTAGGACAATTTCTCTGATTCATTTTTATTTCCTACTTAGCAATTAAATTTTTTTGTGGACATTTTTCTATACTCATATCGCAAAAAAGATATCTATGTGAATAATAACCATCAAGATAACTACAATTACAATATGCGCATGGACTATTACTTAAAATAATTTTTAACCAAACAAGAGCATCAGGATAACAATAATTCGCACGTCTTAAAGCACTTATACAATCTTTAAGCTTTGCAGAAGTTTCTTCCCGCAACCTTTTAATCATTTCAGTTTTATCTTTTATTGTCATAATTAATCAACCCTTTTCAACTGTTCATTTCACTAACCTCTTTTTGAATCATCTGAAACATCTCATCAACTGTCAATTCTCCAATAGGATAATGAATATCAGACAAGCTACTTCGAGCAAACGTTCCATTTACTAAATCAATATAAAATGTAACCATGCCATCTTCACCCGCATAAAACATTTCCCAATCTTCATCTGAAAGCTTATCTCTCATATGAAGTTGTTCAAGCGCAAGATTATCAAAAGACACAACATCAAAGTGGTCTGTCAATCGCATAACATCCTGTTCAAGATAATAAATCTTGGCTTCAATATTATACATATGATCCTTATAAAAATTATTGCCACGACCTTTATGTTTATATCCCAAAATAAGAAGTTTTAGTCCCTTATCCATCATATATTTAATATCGGTTTGTTTAACAACACCTGCAATTACATGAATGATAGCATTGGGATATTCTTTAACAGTATTAATAAATCCCTCTTCAGTAGGATCAACCAAAGAAATACCAATTCCTTTAATCAAATCCATTTTATATAGAAACTTAATAAACTGTTGACCATACTCACTCATAAAATGTCTCTGATTGATTGTCGCATTAACAAACACATTCTGGGCTTTCATGGTATACAAAAATTCCATCAAATCCGGTGGAGTAGGAAACTGAAGATTAATCGCAAGTTCTGTATAAGGGTGCATCATACGAAGAAACTTCCAACTTGTCAAATCACCATGTTTGCCAGTAGGAGAACAACCTGCATAACAAAATTCACACCCATTATCACAACATTGAGAGATTTGTACATCACACGATTCTGCATAAAAATATTTAAAATCATCATCCTCTGTTACATGAATCTTTGTTCCATCTTCAAAAATCTGTGTCCAAGTATTACCATTCTTATATGTCGCAAGTTTTTTCATTACATCTCCTTAATAATCTTCTTTTGCATAGCTTATACCAACTACTTTATCACCATGCTCTGTAGTATAAAGTTTTACTTCATATTCTGCTTCTTCATCGAAATAACTATTTCTATAACGCCATTCTTCTTCCTCTAATTGTTCTTCAGTTAAATCTGTTGTATGAACCCATTTTTCATCCCATGTATCCCATTTATAATTATCATTATTACACATTTCAACTAGTTTTCTATATTCTTTTTCTGACATAATCATCAACGAGTGCGAGAGGGATGAATTGGTCTCCCAAACACCATATCTTATGTTTCTTCTCATTTTATTTTATTCTCCTGCTTATTTCGTCCTCAGCTTTGATCTTTTTCATCCTTCGTAATCATATGTTTCATCTACAAACATATTGGTAATATCATCCATAATATCGCAATGACGACTAATAATATTTTGAATCCCCTCATAATATGTATATACTAAATCAAAATCACTACTCATTTTCTCTAGATATTCCATATAAATTGCTTCTAAAACTAATTTACAATATGTTTTTAAAAGAGGACTATCTTCATCTAATTGCTTCATGGCTTCAAACACGCCAAGTTGTTTTTCATTCCACATTTTTTCGATATATTCTTCAAGATCTTCATATTTATCTGGAAGACCGTCTTGCCATATAAGTTCTAAACTCCAAGGCTCAGTCCTATATGGTGAAGTGCTAATTACAGTTACTTTATCTGGATTAATATCTACCTCAAAATTATCCCAATACATTTTACACAGCGGATATTCACCATCCCAACTTCCAACGAACACCGTAAATTCAACATATTCTCTTCCTGTATTTTCTTCTTTTTTAGCAACCACAAAATCGTCAGAAAATGCACCATATTTATCAACCAATCTATTCATTGCATCACAAAAATCTTGAATTGTAATCATATCATATGTCCTCCCTTTATTCTGAAATATATTGTGAAATAGCAACTACAACTTCACCACTAGGGGTTTCTAATTCTTTTACAATACTCTCACCGACATCATCATCTGATTCCATAAAACGATGATATTGAAACTTATTTGCATAAAGATTAAAAATTTCATCGTCAGATAAATCAACAAAAACTTTCGAATTTCCCCAACGACCCGATTCATAATCTTTTTTAAACCAAGAATTTTCTCTGCCCTGTTGAACAATATCATTTTTAGAAATCCATTCATTATTCCAAGTATCCCAAAACCAGTCAGGGTCATATCGCTTTTCATCCTTTTTTCGTTCTTGTTTGAGATAGTCTTCTTTTAACATAAGAGTAAGCGTATGCTGACTACTTGAATTTGTTTCAAAAGTTTTATATCTAATTTGTGTTTTCATTAAGCACCACCTGTCTTTAAGCGTATTTCCACTTATATCCACCTGCTGATTTCCTTCGTCCTTGGATACAGTCCCAAATATGATTAATATTTAATTCCCTTTGTGCCTGCTGCAAACTTGGAAATTGTTGTATCGTCTCGCCAGTTTTTATATTTATTTGCAACACAGGTTTAGACATTGTTTTAATTACCCTGACCCCGTTATCGATGCATGCTTTTTTCCGTGCCATATTAGGATCATAATTACACCATCCTTGTAATGTTCCTCGCCTTAAATAACTCATAATAGTATTTTTGCATTTTGAATATTTGTTTATTAACTCATTAACCGTACTACCAGAAGCATAATCTTGGCACACATTAAAAATTATATTTTGTGTTGCAAATTCATCACACTTTAGCCAATCAATATCTTTCATATTAAAATGTAGTAACTCAGGTAATTGACTATTTGCAATTTGTTTTTTTATCTGAGATAAAGAAGAATGCGAAGTATCCAATACAATATAATACTTAACGCCGTTATTAATTGCTAATTGGAACTTATACTCATCGTTAGCCTTTTCTTCTTCAGTTGTCCTTATCGCATTGGGGAAAGGACTTGAATAATGTTGTTTCCCATTTACTTCTATAATTAAATTTAATTTAGATATGTAAAAATCATATCTTCTGTTGTCTGCCCAATTAAAAATTGCCTCTACTTGATACTGTAATCGTAACTGATCTAATATACTTGAAACAATCTTTTCTGCGTAACTTCTATTAAAACTACAGTTAGGACATTTATTAGCTTTTAAAACCATTTTATTAATAGACTGCTCCCATTCGTAATTACAAAATGGGCATTTCCATTTAACGACATGATTCGAATGTGCAGTATATTTTTCACCATCTTCGAGATTATAAAGATATTTAGTTATATGAGGAACAATAGTATTTAAATCATTAACCCTTTTACTTACTGCCCTTCCAGAACAAACCGGACACAAAATCTTATTATTTTTTATCACCGCCAAAGGCGAAGAATAAAATTCATGACCACAGTACGAAATAAACCAATATTTATGCGTTGTCTTAATATCTTCTGGAGCATCAACATTTTTATCAGAATAACACCATCTATTCTCTTGTATAAAATTACGTGCTTCTTGTATGCCCATTCATCATGTTCACCTCCTTAATCACATCCTGTCTGTAGTCCCACATATCTATTAAAAATAAATTCCACACATTCTTTTGGATACCAAATATTTACAATACACTTGTCTCCAGTATATCCATCTGTTAACTGTTGATGATCAAAATAATCATAAGGTTCACGCCATCTATAACCATCTATTTTAATACCCAAACATTTTACGCCGTTATGTTCAGTGACATATTTACCAAACTCATCACTAAACTCATGAAAGAGATATTCTTCTTCAAGGTTACATTTATTATAATCATGATAACCATAATAATAAACATACATCCATGTAAGTACATATTTTAATTTAGTTGTCTGGTCAAAAAATTGCTCTTGCTCTTTACCAAAATATTGATTAAGTCTTACATGAACATACCCATCTTCATGAATTTTTAAACGACATTTCTCTAATCCTTTTGTTGAAAAACAATATGTGTGTACTGAGGATGAATTGGTTTCCCAAACATTATTCCGAATCTGCGTCTTCATCTATCCAATCTCCATTTTCATCAAATTCTCCATTACCATCAAACATTTCAGGATGCTTTTCCATAAAAAGCTCTGTGTCATATGGACAATTCTTAGGATAATGTACTTCAATTTCATCTGTATTTATAATCCCAGACTTAACCATAGTATTAAACAAATAATACTCATCGCCATCAATAATCACGATGATATCCTTACGAATCAAATATTCCTCAAGAGTAATATTATACTTCTCAAGAAATCTCTGGAAAAGTCCTACGCTCTGGTGGTCTATACTTCCAAATTTGGGTACTTCCAACCAAATTTCCTCTTGCTTACGACCAGATCTACAAATCTCTTCATAGTAGTCCTCGTCTTCATGACCTTCTTTATTCCAATTTTCATTATGAATCAAATCTTCATAAGGGACTTCTTCATATGTCGTATAATCCTGTTCCAAATCGTCTGTAACACTATCTGAATATACATGAAAATTTTCTGAACCCCAATACAACTTCACTTCATCAACTCCAACTAGCTTCTTCAAAAGAGGTTCAAATACCTCATAAAACGTATCACCACCTCGGATATAACTTTTCAAACTGTAGCAACTACCACACATAGAAGCCAGAGCGTAAGACAACTTATCTCTAAAAGATGTAAGAACATTAAAACCCCGACCATATTCTTCACAATCTCGATCCAGTTGGAGAATATTACTTCTATCCTTATTCCAATCTTCATCAAGATAATACTCTTCTCGAATTTCCTTTTGCGTCATAACCTGATGCTTCTTCATAATAAGCAAACTGTGCATACTTGAAGAATTGGTCTCAAACATCCCTGTTCTAATCTGCATTTTCATATTTAGTATCTCCTTCGTTTAATTAAATATTCTTTATTCATCCATCTAATCATAATTACATCTCTACAGGGATAAAAACGTGGTTTGATATACCACAATAGCCTGTCAAGTTTTTTAAATATATCTTTCATATCATCACCTCACAACTATATATAGTATATCAAACCACACGAAAATGTCAATATTTAATTTTCACTTTCTTCAACTTTCTTTTTCTTACCTGATCTTTTCTGCTTAATTTCTTCCTGACGAGCGGCTTCTTCAATGGCTCTCATGTCACGATCAAGACGTCCAAATACACGAGCATACCTCTTATATTCATTAGACTCTTTATGAGTTTTTTCTTCACGTCTAGCACATTCGGTCAGCCATTCCCTTGTGTCCTTTTCATAAGGATTTTTCTGATAGGAATAAGTCTTACCGTCTTCTCTACGTTCAGCAAATTTTGCCAAACGCTTCTTGTGACGTTCCTGCTTAATTGCTTTATTAATTGCACGCTGACCACGAAGTTTATAACCTTTGCACCACTCATTATGTCTCTTATTAGGTTTACTCATTGTTATCACCTCTCATATCAACAATAGGAGTAGAACCGCCCTGAATCTGAGGAACAGTACCATTTTTTCCACTCATAATCTTTTTACTCCTCTTTTTTATTTAAACTTCTTTTAACATCTCTCCACATGTCTAATAAAACTTTGCCAATTGAATCAAAAAATACATTTAACGCCGCCCAAAGACATATAGCACATGCTACTACAATAACTACAAATACTGGGTTCATTCCAAATTCCCCCTACTCATTTTATTTCCCGTTTCTGTTAACTCATCATTTAAATCATATATATAAAAGAATCTCGACCATGATCCAAAATCTTGAATCATTAATAGTTTTCCATTTTCATCTTTATCAAAATGAGTTCTATAATAATACGATTTAAAATTATTTTCTTTTAAATATTGATTCTGTAATTCAACTATTCCTTCATATGTATCAGCTTCACCATAAAAGTCTAATGTCTGGTCTCTTGTATTATATGCATTTCTTCCTATATACAATTTCATCTTACTTAATCCTCAATCTTCTTGTCTGTACCAAATGAGCCACACCATCAAGTTCCACACCTGCTTTCAAATCTTCTTTCAGCAATTTTTTATCAACAGTCGGATCGACAGGTTTCAAATACTTCTTAGGGATTTTATCAATATCAGCATCTACCACCACACTTGCAGGATTATTCTGAATATTGAAAGAGAAGAGTGGTGTTTTTATTTTTGTCTTGCCCATCAATTCCATAGCATCTTGAAGAGATTTCTTCATACGGTCAGCTTTATGTCTAAAAACTTTTCCTTTTTCTGCAAATCGTTTAGATTCAGTATCACAAGCTTCAGCATTGTGTTCAAGCTGTCTAATTAATTTTGCATAACCATCTGCTTTATCCTCAATAGCACCATCAAGTCCCTCAAGTGTGTCTATAAAAACTTCTTCCTCAATATCAGGGTCTTCAGCCATTTCCATAAGCATCAACCAGTCGTTTGTAAGTTCGTACAATGTAGCCATTAAACATCACCTTCTTTCAATGTAGCTTCGTCTGCAATCTCTTTTACCTTAGGATCAAGATAAATATATACTTCCTTTTCAAGTTCAGATACTCTTTCATCTAGATTGAAGAGTTTAAAACCATACACCAGATTAGCGACAAAAAGTACGAATATCATAATAACCTTAATAATCATTTTAATCTCCTTATTCAATAATGATATGTTTGTCTGGATGTTCAATTATATCTTTAATTTTATCTTCCTGACGAATACGAATACAATCATATATCTTCAGCCAAGTGATGGTTTCTTTAAACTTTGTTTTCGCCTTACGCCGATTTGGTGCCAGAACGTAATAAACTGGTTTATTCTCATTATTTGGTCGATAATCAGCTGTAATAGCGAAGAGGCATTGGTCTTCATATTTTGCCATTTAAATATCCTCATTAATAATATTCATTTGACAGGATTTCATAGTCATCAATGCTGCTCTATGAAGTTCTGGAGTAGTACCAGCGCAACACGATGCATCAATAATGATTTCAGCTTCAGGAAATGCTTGACGAAGTGCAAAAGCATTAGAGACTACACAGATATCTGTGCAAACACCTATGAGTTCAAATTCAAGGTCTTCTCCCTTATAATCAAGAGGAACATACATATCTAAAGATCGATTCAGAATATGAACAAACTCTCTCCAAATATTATCTTCAAGAGCGAAATTCTCTTTGACGAGAATATTATATCCTTCTTTCCCCTTAAACCATGGGGTAAGTTTCTCATCAAATATCTCATCAAATTCATCTATTAGAGCCTCACCCTTTATAGTCTGACAGTGCGGAACTGGCAAATGACGTCCTTCTCTAGTTTGAAGATAATTACCGTCATGTGTATCATAAGTAAATACTAAACGGTCATAATTGTTGGCTTTAATCTTTCCAACCACCTTTGGCACAATCGCCTGTGCTTCTGGAGTACCAAGAACGCCACTGATAAAATCATTTTGCATATCAATTATCATTAGAATTTTCTTTCTTTCGCTCATATTTAATTAAACCTCGTTAAGCAATAATTGCTTGTTTCCAGACATACCCACCACAAGTATTTCGTGTTCCTTGCACACAAGATCTTATATTAGTCCATGTGCGATTCACGGCCTCTGCCGCGTGTTTATAACTATCATAACCACTAATAAAATCACCATCTACTGTCATTTGTATAACAGCAACACTTTTATAATGAGGACGAATTGGCACATCAATATGCGAAACCGGTTTTCCCTTAGTCCATCTATATTGTCCACATGTTAATCCAAAATTGTTTAAAGCCCTACGAATATTATTTTTATTTATGATTTTATTCCCACACCCCGCCTTTTCTAAATATAAAGCGGCTTCTGTAATTGTACTAAATGATTTCAAATAATCTCCAGATAAAGAATACGCATTCACAGCTACCTTTTTACCATTAAATTTTTTTAATTTTTTAGGGGACTTTTTTTCTTTAGTAAAAATATACCCGATTCGTGTACTTCTCTGTTCTCTTATAGCGTCTAATATATAACCACGCTTTTTGTTATATTCTCTACAAACATCGTCAATGCTATTAAATTCTTTAATAAAAGCCCCTGTAATATTGTTCCAAACATATACTTTACCTTTATAAGTATATTGCCCAAAATTCATTTCTGACAACCAATTAGGGTCTATGCTCTTGTTCTTTGTTTCATTATGGTATTTAAAAATATAATGATTAGCTGAATATTTGACCCCTTTACATATCTTAGAAATATTAGGAACATTAACATTTGTTCTAACAGCTGCTTCTGTCATAGTAGGCGTTGTATATAAATAAGAACCATTAATATCAAAAACATCAATGGCTTTCCATTGAGGTTTATTGGAGAGTCGTATTTTATCAATTGTCTGTTTTGTATGATGATAAGTTCCTGGTTCTTTAGTACAACCACCATCATCTCGATTATATCCGTAAGAGGGATTTTGCCATCTATTTAAATTGGTCTTGTATTTTTTTATATAATACTGTTCTCGTTCACAAGCTTGTTCAAAAGAAAGTTCCTCTTCTAAAATAACATGCTTAAAATTTTCCCAACCATATTTTTTTATTGCTCGATAAAAAATAGTTTGACTACGATATCCCTCTCCATTAGCCCATCTTTTTTCAGGCTTCAATGACGTTATACCAACATACCTCTTACCATTAGGGGCTACATGCATATAAACACAATACAATACATTCAAATAATTTTTCCATGTCTTCTTTTTTATAACCAAATACATCCACCTCAAAACACAACTAATATTTAGTATTTAATTTTCACTTGCTAAAACCTATTATACCGATTTCACCAATGAAGTCAAGCGCTTTTTTACATTATTCTTCAGAATCTTCATCATCTTCATCCAGATCATCGTCTTCGATATATGCAGAATATTCTTTTCTAACGGCAGACACACCGTCATCGTTTTCATCTTTAGGTTTACGTGCTCTAAATACTACTGAAGTTGGATCATCATCGAAGACCAAGATATCTAAACAATTTACAGGATTAGATGGTTGCTTTCCTAATCGAAAAGGATATAACGCACATGATTTTACAGAACATTCTTTAATTTCTTTTGGACTCCCACAACTGCATTGCATACATTTTGCTCTAATTGC